GGTCCTGGTCAATGGTTAGAGAGACGTGATCAAACTTTTATATCAGAATATGTTAATGAATTAACAGGAACTGCAGGCGGAGCAGCAGCACAAGATGTAACCGGATTTCCTAAATATTATTCAATGTTTGGTGGTGCAACAACAGGTGCAACAACAGCTACTTCAGGTGCAGTTTATTTAGCTCCTACACCAAATGCTAATTATCAATATATTATACATTATAATGTAATGCCCGTGGGTCTTGGATCAGGAAACGATGGTAATTCTAATACATATTTAAGTAACTATTTTCCACAAGGACTGCTATATGCTTGTCTTGTAGAGGCTTATGGATTCTTAAAAGGTCCACAAGATATGTTGACATTATACACACAAAAGTATACACAAGAACTACAAAAGTTTGCAGCGATGCAAATTGGAAGAAGAAGACGAGACGATTACACGGATGGTACAATAAGAATTCCAATCGAGTCAGCGCCTCAGTAATTAGGAGATAAAAAATTATGGCAATAACATCAGCAGTATGTAACACTTTCAAAACAGAAGTTTTAAGAGCAATCCACAATTTCACTCAAGGTGGAAATGAATTTAAACTAGCATTGTATACAGACCAAGCAACATTAAATAAATCAACAACAGCTTATACAACTTCAAACGAAGTAGCTAATGGTAATGGTTATTCTACTAAAGGAGTTGCACTTACAAATGTAACACCAGCTTTATCAGGTGACACAGCTTGTTGCGATTTTGCAGATGTATCTTTTACATCAGCTTCTTTTACAGCTAACGGTTGTTTAATTTATAATGAAGCAGCAACAGGTGACCCATCAGTTTGTGCAATAGCATTTGGTGGAAACAAAACTGTATCAAGTGGAACTTTTACAATTCAATTTCCAACGGCAGACGCATCAAACGCAATCCTTCGTATAGCATAGGGAGTAATTCCTTATGTCGGTAATTAGAACCTTCACAGTAACGGTTGCTAACCCGGGTGCTGGTAATAGATATTATATCGATGGTGTTTTACAAGAAACTGTAAATCTTGCTGAAGGTTATACATATAAATTTGATCAATCAGCCGGTTCTAATGGTGGACATCCTTTTAAATTTTCTACAACAAGTAATGGAACACATGGCGGTGGATCTGAATACACAACAGGAGTAACTTATAATGGCACACCAGGTCAAGCTGGGGCTTATACTCAAATTGTTGTAGCTGCTAGTGCACCACAACTTTATTATTATTGTCAATACCACTCAGGAATGGGTGGACAAGCAAATACATTATCCGCAAATTCATGGGGTCTCCTTCAATGGGGACAAAATGAATGGGGTGATCAAGATGATGTTACGTTTTCTCTTACAGGTTTATCTACAACATCTAATGTAGGTGCAGTAGAAGCTTTTAATGAAGTAGGTTGGGGTAGACAAGAATGGGGTAACTCCGGTTGGGGTGTAGATTATGCAGTACAACTAACGGGTTTATCTGCTACATCAGCAATTGGAAGTGTTATTGCTTTAGACACACAAAATATTATACCAACAGGTGTTAGTGCAACTTCTTCTGTAGGTTCTATAACTTCAGGTGTATTATCTATTGCAGCTTTAACAGGTGTACAAGCTATATCCGAAGTAGGTACTTTTGATAATGCTGGAACATTAGTTGGTTGGGGTAGAAATGGTTGGGGTGAAGAACCTTATGGAGATTCGTTTAATAGTTTAGTTCAACCAACTGGAGTTAGTGCAACATCAGCAATTGGAAGTGTTACTGCTTTTGATACTGTAACCGTTACACTAACAGGTCAACAAGCAAATTCTTCTGTAGGTAGTTTAGGTTTCATTATAAGTCCTGTAGTTATACCTACAGGATTACCACTTACATCTAGTGTAGGTGCTCCTTCAATAACACAAGCCACTGTTGGATTAACAGGTCTTGGAATGACTTCTGCAGTTGGTGGAATAGTTCTAGATGCTTTAGTAGTTGAAGTAGGTGGTCTATCTACAACTTCATCTGTAGGATCTTTATCAGAACAAATTTCTCAAATTCCAACAGGAGTACAGGCGACATCTTCTGTAGGAGCTTTGGTTCCTGAAATAGGAGTTCCAGTAACAGGTCTATCAACTACCTCTGCTGTAGGCGCACTAAGTATTATATTTTCAATGGACATTACTTTAACTGGAGTTGAAGCAACAACTGAGTTAAATGATAATCTTATTCTTCAATACTTTAATAGAAAAACACCTAAAGACAGCACAGGTTACACAAGGAAAGTACCTAAAGATAGTACCGGATATACTAGGAAAACCGCTTAAACATGTTTGACTTAACAACAAATAAAATATATAAATAAACCAATTTAGGAGTACAAAATTATGGCATCAACATTCACAGACCTTGGCCTAGAGCTAATGGCAACCGGCGAAAACGCTGGTACTTGGGGAACAAAAACTAACGCTAACTTAAGTCTTATTGAACAACTTACAGGTGGCTATCTTTCTCAAGCTGTGACTAATTCAGGAACACCAACAGCTTTAACAATAGCGGATGGTGCTTTAACAGGTACTGCTCAACAAAGAGTTATAGAATTAACAGGAACAATATCTGGAAATAGAATTGTAACTTTTCCATTACTTACAGAAAATATTTACATTATTAAAAACACTACTTCAGGTGCATACACATTACAATTAAAAGCAGTTTCAGGTTCGGGAGCAACAGTTACTTTTTCAGCAACTGACAAAGGATATAAACTTATTTATCTTGATGGTGTTGCAACAAACACTGGAGTTTATGAGGCGACTGTAGGAGCAGCAGGAGATGTAACTCTTACTGGAACACAAACTTTAACAAACAAAACTTTAACTTTACCAAAAATTAATGAAAATGTTACAACAACTTCTACTTCAACGGAATTAAATATTTTAGATGGAGTTACATCTACAACCACTGAATTAAACTATTTGGACCTTGCAACACTTGGAACAAGTGCTGCTTCAAAAGTATTAACAGCTAACGCTAACAATTTAACAACAATATCTGGTGCTGTATTAAACACAGAAGACACTTTAACAGACGGATCAACTATTGCTTGGAATGTAATTAATAGCCCAGTTGCAAAAGTTACATTAGCTGGAAACAGAACTATGGCTGCACCTTCAGGAACAGGTCCGGCTGCAGGACAATTTATATCATTACTAGTTATTCAAGATGGAACAGGTTCAAGAACTATAACATGGAATGCCGTGTACGAATTTCCATCTGACACAGCACCAACTTTAACAACAACAGCAAACTTAGGTGACATATTTTCATTTAGATACAATGGAGCTAAATGGTTATTAATAGGTCAAACTTTGGCATTAACACTATCATAGGAATATTATGTACGCATTAGTAGAATCAGGAACAATAACAAAATACTTTAACTACCCTAAAGGATTTACTTTAGGAGATTTACAATACCCTGCAGATATATTTACTAAATGGTCATCTTCAGAACTAGAAGCTATTGGTATTTATGAAGTAATATTTGATAGCAGCAATGAAAAAGATAGTACATGGTATATTAATACTGACCAATCTTTTGCATTTGCTAACAATGCTGTAACAGCTTCATATGGAACTGCCACAGCTATACCGCATGCAGATAGTTTTTGGACACAAACAGAAATTGATGCTTTATCTGATGCTGGAGATATAACAGCCGGAGATTTAAAAACTAGAGGGCTAAAATATAATTTAATTAAAGATTTAAAAAAATCAGTTGCAAACGAATTAGCTAAAACTGATTGGTACGTGACACGAAACACAGAGAAATCTACAGCAATCCCTAGTGCAATATCTACGCACAGAGATGCAGTTAGAACTAAACAAGCAAGCATGGAAACTGCAATTACAAATGCAGCAGATACTGCAGCACTTGAAACTTTACACACTTACACAGAAGATGCTGATGGTGTCCAATCAAGACCTTTAGGCGAATTACCAATATTGGAGTTGTAATCCATGTCTATAATTATACCAGCAAACTCAGCAGTAGGCGGTGGATTTGATGTAGCTAACTCAGCTATGTTTAATTCCGCTACTAGTGATTACATGTATAATGCATTTTCAAATCAACCTACAAATAGTAGAAAAGGAACTTTTAGTTTTTGGTTTAAAATGAGTCAACTATCATCAAGTGCAGATAAATATCTATTTAGTACCTATGATAATAGTAATAATTTCACACAACTTAAAATAAACACTGATAAAAAATTAGAGTTTCAAACTAAAGATGGTGGTAGTACTAGTTTAAGATTTGACACAAATCAATTATTTTTAGACACAGCCGCTTGGTATAATTTAGTAATTGCAATAGACACAACTTTAGGAACTGCTGGAGATAGAGTAAAGATATATCTTAATGGCACAAGAATCACATCTTTTGCAACAGAAACCACTCCTAGCCAAAATTTAGTTCCACAAATTTTATATGGTGGCATAACCAAATGGATAGGTGTTTATGGAAATGGTAATGCAAGTCGTTTTGATGGTTACATGTCAGAAGTATTATCTTGTGATGGCACACAAAATGATGTTACAGATTTTGGGGAATTTGATTCAGACAGCGGGATATGGGTACCTAAAGATGTATCGGGTTTAACTTTTGGTACTAATGGATATTATTTAAATTTTTCAACCGCTTCCGCTTTAGGAACTGATGTATCGGGACAAAGTGAAAATTGGACTACTAATGGTCTTGGTACTCAAAATCAATATACAGATACACCTAGTAACACGTATACTACTTTTGCAGGATATGTTGGAGTTCAGGGTGGCGCAAGTGCCGCACAAATTTTTGTAGAAGGTGCAACAAGAGATGGCGGTGGAGTAGGCGGACCACTTTCAACTACACTTTTTCCAAGTAAAGGAAAATGGTTTATAGAATATAATGTTGAACAAGCTGATTCTCAATCTGATGCCGGTTTTGGTTTTTGGTCTTTAGCAACAAGTCAATATTATAATTTTTATGGATCTGGTTTTAAAGGGTATGTTATAAAATATAATGGTGCCACTTTTTTAAATGGTTCATCATCAACATCAGTAGGAAGTTTTGGAAACGGATCTATTATTTCTTTTGCTATGGACTTTGATAATGATGTAATTAATATTTACAAAGATGGAAATTTACATGTACAAAATTATAGTTATCCAATATCTGATTATACTGATCTTGGAACTGGAGTTATAGATGGTGCTAATTCATCTTCTGTTGATCTCAACTATGATTTAAATTCAGGAAGTGGAAATGGAACATTCAATGGCAGAAAAACTGCTGGAGGAAATGCAGATGGAAACGGTTATGGTAATTTTTCGATGGCGGTACCATCAGGTTACTATGCAATTAATACAAAAAACATAGCGGAGTTCGGATAATGGCTTATACAACTGTAGACGATGCAACAATTTATTTTTCTACTACCTTATATACAGGTGATGGACAACAAAATAGAGCTGTAACTATTGATGGCACAGGTATGCAGCCCAATATGCTCTGGATAAAAAGCAGGAGTTTAGGGGAGCAGCATGTTCTTGGTGATTCAGTAAGGGGCGCAACAAAAAAAATTATTCCAAGTAGTAATGAAGCTGAATCAACTAGTGCAACAAATATTGCTTCCTTTACTTCAACTGGTTTTACAGTTGCTAATGGTGGTGTCGATGGTGCAGTAAATCAAAATGGTGCAACCTATGTTTCTTGGGCTTGGAAAACTGACACGTCGTTTACCAATGACGCAAGTGGAACTGGAATAGGAACTATTGATAGTACAGGAAGTTTTAGTAATGATTCTGGATTTTCTATAGTTACTTACACAGGAACAGGAAGTGATGGCACAATAAAACATGGATTAAATGCTAAACCTAAAATTGTAATTTGGAAAAGATTAGACAATGCTGCTGGTGCAGTAAATTGGATAGTTCAATCAACAATATTAGGTAATCAAACTAAATTAGTTTTAAACACTACTGAAGCTACATCAACTAATAGTAGTTTTTCTCAAACTGATAATTGGACTAGTGCACTTCTTGATCTTAAAACTTATGAAGGTCAAAATGCAAGTAATGGAACTTATGTAGCTTATTGTTTTGTAGAAAAACAAGGTTTTTCTAGTATAGGAACCTATATTGGTAATGGAAATAATGATGGGACATTTGCTTATACAGGATTTAGACCAGCTTTTGTAATGATTAAAAAAGCAATAGGTTCAACAGAAAATTGGTACATGGTAGATAATAAAAGAAATACATTTAATATAGTTAATAATTTTATAAAAGCAAATACAGGTAATGCTGGGAATACTAGCTCTGGTTCTTTTAATTTTTTTAGTAATGGATTTAAAAATAATGATGCAAATGGTGGTCAGAACGAATCTGGTCATACATATCTTTATATGGCTTTTGCTGAAAATCCATTTGTAACGTCAACTGGAATACCTACAAATGCCCGATAATTTAACGAGATCTTGATATAGCGTTAAATTTAATATAAACCATAGTAAACAGGTTTTTATATGCTACAAAAATTAGGATTTCTACCAGGATTTAATAAACAGGTTACTTCAACAGGAGCCGAGTCACAATGGACCGGCGGTACTAATGTACGTTTTAGATACGGTACACCAGAAAAAATAGGTGGTTGGAATCAATTAGGTGATAGTAAACTTACTGGTGCAGCTAGAGGGTTACATCACATGGTCAATAAACAAGGTATTAAATATGCTATTATTGGCACCAATAGAATTTTATACGCATACTCAGGAGAAGTTTTTTACGACATACATCCTTTAGTTAATCCATCAGGCACAGCTATTACAAGTGCATTTAGCACGGTTAACGGATCACCGACTGTTACTATTTCTTTTGGTGGTGCACATACTTTTCAAGAGGGGGACATTATTTTATTTGATGATGCATCTACCTTTAGTGCAATTACTAATTCTAATTTTAGTGCCACAGATTTTGCTGATAAAAAATTTATGGTAACTTCTGTTTTAAGTTCAACACAAATTACTATTACAATGCCCAGCAATGAAACCGGATCTGGTGCTACTACGTCTGGAGGAATTACTTTTTTTCAATATTATCACGTAGGTCCTGCAGAACAAGTTGGGGTTTTTGGATGGGGTATATC